GATAATAGATGTTACGGTATGTGTTACTTAAAAAACAGAAGATCAGGCTTTTCGTTCATGTCATCTGCAGAAACAGTTAATTTAGCTACTATTTCAAGTGATAGTAGATATGGTATACTGTCTAAAACAGGTAGCGATGCTAAAAAAATGTTTACTGATAAGGTTGTTCCAATATCTATTAATTATCCGTTTTTCTTTAAACCGATACAAGATGGTATGGATCGACCTAAAACTGAATTAGCATATAGAGTACCAGCTAGTAAGTTTACAAGAAAAAAGATAACTGCTAACGAACAGATAGAAGATATACAAGGTTTAGATACAACTATTGATTGGAAAAATACTGGTGACAATAGTTATGATGGTGAAAAGCTAGCTTTATTAGTACACGACGAAAGTGGTAAGTGGGAAAGACCAGATAATATATTAAACAATTGGCGTGTTACAAAAACATGTCTTAGATTAGGTAGTAGGATTATTGGTAAGTGCATGATGGGTAGTACTTCAAACTCTTTAGATAAAGGTGGTGAAAACTTTAAAAAATTATACAATGCGTCAGATGTCACTAAGCGAAATAGAAACGGTCAAACAAAATCTGGTTTATACTCTTTGTTTATCCCAATGGAATGGAACTACGAAGGATTTATTGACGAGTACGGAGTTCCAGTATTCACTACTCCTGACACAGATGTGTTTGCCCCAGACGGTGAACTAATAGACGTAGGAGTAATAGATCATTGGCAAAATGAAGCTGAAGGATTAAAAGGTGATCAAGATGCTTTAAATGAGTTTTACAGACAGTTTCCTAGAACTGAAGAACATGCGTTTAGAGATGAGACTAAAAACTCTATTTTTAATCTTGTAAAAATATACGAGCAAATAGATTATAATGAAGAAATGTCTAGAACTCTTGGTATTACTACTGGTAATTTTCAATGGGTTAATGGTGTGAAAGATTCACAAGTTATATTCTATCCAGATCAAAAAGGTAGATTTAAAGTTAGTTGGGTACCACCTCAACAACTACAAAATAGAGTGGTTTTGAAAAACGGTATAAAATATCCTGGTAATGAACACATGGGAGCATTTGGTTGTGACTCTTATGATATATCAGGGACTGTAGATGGAGAAGGATCTAAAGGAGCATTACACGGCTTAACCAGGTTTAGTATGGAGGACGCTCCTGCGAATAGCTTTTTTTTAGAATACTTATCAAGACCACCTACAGCTGAAATATTCTTTGAAGATGTATTAATGGCATTAGTGTTTTATGGTATGCCAATACTTGCAGAGAACAATAAACCTAGGCTTTTGTATTATTTAAGACGTAGAGGTTATAGAGGTTTTAGTATGAACAGACCTGATAAAGTTTGGAATAAATTATCTGTAGCAGAAAAAGAAATAGGTGGTATACCAAACTCTAGCGAAGATATAAAACAAGCTCATGCTGCAGCTATTGAGATGTATATTCAAGACCATGTTGGTATAAGGCAAGATGGTAGTTGTGGTGATTTATATTTTAACGCTTTATTAAATGATTGGGCTAAGTTTGATATAAACAAAAGAACTAAGTTTGATGCTACTATAAGTTCTGGTTTAGCTATAATGGCAAACAATAGACATTTGTACGCTCCAAACGTAAAGGTTAAAAAACCAAAATTAAACATAAATATTTCCAGATACAATAACACTGGAACTAATTCACAAATAATAAAATAAATATGGCATATTCTGGTAAAAATTATTTTCCTAGCCAAACAGTAAGTGATGCTGAAAAGTTAAGTTATGATTACGGTTTAAAAATAGCAAAAGCTATAGAAACAGAGTGGTTTTATGAAGACACAAACCATAGTAAATACACTAATCATAAAAATAATTTTCACAATTTAAGGCTTTACGCTAGAGGTGAACAACCTATACAAAAATATAAAGATGAATTATCTATTAATGGTGATTTATCTTATCTTAATTTAGACTGGACACCTGTGCCGATTGTAGCTAAATTTGTAGATATAGTTGTTAATGGTATAGCTGAAAGAACATATGATATAAAAGCATATTCTCAAGATCCGTTTGGTGTAGAAAAAAGAACTGAATACATGGAGTCTTTAATGAGAGATATGGAACTACAACAGTTTGATGCTGTTACTGCACAGTTTGGTGTTGATACTAAAAAAACTAACGTAGAAGAATTACCAAAAAATAATGATGAGCTTTTATTACACATGCAATTAACTTACAAGCAAGAAGTTGAGTTAGCAGAAGAACAAGCTTTAAAAGTTTTATTTGAAGGTAATAAATACGAATTAATTAAAAAACAATTTTACTATGATTTAACAGTATTAGGTATTGGTGCTGTTAAAACTAGTTTTACAACTTCTGAAGGTGTTACTATAGATTATGTTGATCCAGCTGATCTTGTTTATTCTTACACAGACTCTCCTTATTTTGATGATATATATTATGTTGGTGAAGTTAAATCTATACCTGTAAACGAGCTTGCTAAACAGTTTCCACACTTAACTGAAAGTGATCTTGAAGATATAATGAAAAACAAAAGTTATACTAAAAATAATTATAACAGTAGATATTCTTCTAAAAAAGAAGACAATAATACAGTTCAAGTTTTATATTTTAATTATAAAACTTATATGAACGAGGTTTATAAAATAAAAGAAACTGGTAGTGGTGCTGATAAAATAATACCTAAAAACGATGAGTTTAATCCACCTCAAGAAAAAGAAGGTGAATATTCTAGATTGTTAAGAGCTATAGAAACTTTATATGAAGGCGCTATAATTCTAGGTACTGATAAATTACTTAAGTGGGAAATGGCAACAAACATGATGCGTCCTAAAAGTGATTTTACTAAAGTTAAAATGAATTATGCTATAGTTGCGCCACGTATGTATGAAGGTAAAATAGATTCGTTAGTAAGACGTATAACTGGTTTTGCTGACATGATACAGCTTACTCATTTAAAGCTACAACAAGTTATGTCTAGATTAGTACCAGATGGTGTTTATTTAGATGCTGATGGTCTTGCTGAAATAGATTTAGGTAATGGCACAAACTATAATCCACAAGAAGCTTTAAATATGTTCTTCCAAACTGGTAGTGTTATTGGTAGATCTTTTACGCAAGATGGTGATATAAACCCTGGTAAAGTGCCTATACAAGAAATAAGATCTGGTAATGGTGGTGCTAAAATGCAAAGTTTAATTGGTACGTACAATTATTATTTGCAAATGATAAGAGATGTAACCGGTTTGAATGAAGCTAGAGATGGTAGCATGCCAGATTCAAATGCTTTAGTTGGCGTGCAAAAGTTAGCGGCAGCAAATAGCAATACAGCAACTAGGCACATACTGCAAGCTGGTTTATTTTTAACAGCTGAAACAGCAGAGTGTTTATCACTTAGAATATCTGACATACTAGAATATTCTCCAACTGCTGATGCTTTTGTGCAAGCTTTAGGTGCTCATAATGTAGCTACGTTAAAAGAAATGTCTGAATTACACTTGTATGATTTTGGTATATTTTTAGAACTATCACCTGATGAAGAAGAAAAACAATTATTAGAAAATAATATTCAAGTAGCTCTTCAACAACAAACGATAGAGCTTGAGGATGCTATAGACATACGTGATATTAAAAATATTAAACTAGCTAATCAACTTCTTAAAATACGTAGAAGTAAAAAACAAGAGCGTGATAGACAAATGCAACTGGAAAATATTCAAGCACAATCACAGTCTAATTCACAAGCTGCTCAAGTAGCTGCTCAAGTTGAAGTGCAAAAAGAACAGGCTTTATCACAGAACAAAGCGCAGTTTGAACAGTTAAAAGCACAGTTAGACGCGCAAAAAATGCAACAAGAAGTTCAGCTTAAAAAAGATTTAATGGCTTTAGAGTTTCAATACAACATGCAGTTAAAAGGTATAGAAGTACAAGGCTTAAAACAAAGAGAACAAGAGAAAGAAGACCGTAAAGATGAAAGAACAAAAATTCAAGCAACTCAACAAAGCGAGATGATTGAACAAAGAAAGTCAGGTAAACCACCTAAAAACTTTGAGTCTGCAGGTAATGATATACTTAGTGGAAACTTTGATTTAGGTAGTTTTGAACCTAGATAAAATTTATTAATTATTATTATATTATATTATGGAAGAAAAAGATGAAAATGTAGTTGAAGAAACTACAAAAGAAACTGTAGATACAGTTGAAACAAATAAAAAAAATATTAATGAAGATGGCGATTATGTCGTTGATTTAAATAATCCACCTAAAAAAGAAGAAGATGCCACTGGAAAGCAAAGCACAGATGAGGTACCTGTTCGCAACGAATCCGAAACTAGCGAAGAAGTACGTGAAGAAAACATCGAAGCAAAAAATGAAGAATCTACCGGAGAAAAAAGCTCCAACGAAGTTCAAGATGAAAAACCCGTTATTGAAGAAATAACAGATGAAGAAGTAGAGGAAAAAGTAGAAGAAGTAACTGAACAAGTTGAAGAAGCTGTAGCTGAAGCTGAAGCTACTGGCAAACCACTTCCAGAAAACATACAAAAACTTGTAGACTTTATGGAAGAAACAGGTGGTGATATAAACGATTACGTAAAACTTAATCAAGATTACAGCAAGTTAAGTGACGATGATGTTTTGTATGAATATTATAAACAAACAAAACCACATTTAACTAACGAAGAAATTAATTTTCTTATGGAAGATACTTTTTCTTACGATGAAGAAGTTGACGAAGAAAGAGATATAAGAAGAAAAAAATTAGCGTTAAAAGAGCAAGTTGCCAGCGCTAGAAGCCACTTAGACGGGCAAAAGTCTAAATACTATGAAGAAATTAAAGCTGGTTCAAAGCTAACGCCTGAACAACAAAAAGCTTGGGATTTTTTTAATAGATACAACAAAGAGTCAGAAGAAACTCAAAAAACAGCAAAGCAAAGTTCAGATGTTTTTACACAAAAGACTAATCAAGTTTTTAACGACAAGTTCAAAGGTTTTGAATATAACGTCGGTGATAAAAAATATAGGTTCAATGTAAAAGATGCTGATGATGTAAAAGCAGCTCAAAGCAATATTAATAATTTTACTAAAAAGTTTTTAGATAAAAATAATATGTTAAAAGACGCTAAAGGTTACCATAAGTCATTATTTACAGCAATGAATGCTGATGCTGTTGCAAAACACTTTTACGAACAAGGTAAAGCTGACGCTATGAAAGATAGTGTTACTAAATCTAAAAACGTTAATATGCAGCCAAGGCAGCAACACGGAGTTGTTGAAGCTGGTGGTATAAAAGTAAAAGCTTTAGGCGATAATTCTTCTGGTTTTAAGTTTAAAATTAAAAACAATAAATAACAATTTAAAATTACAAAATTATGGCAATTACTGCAGGAGGTAATTTGAATAGCGTACCTGCTCCACAGAAGCAAACGTTAAGTTCAAATTACATAGATTTTACAAGTTCAACCACTGCTGGTTGGGCTCAACAATACCTGCCTGACTTGATTGAAGCAGAAGCTGAGGTTTTTGGACCTCGTACAATTTCTGGTTTCTTAGCTCAAGTTGGTGCAGAAGAGGCTATGACAGCTGATCAAGTTATTTGGTCTGAGCAGTCTAGACTACATATATCAGTTAAAGGTACGTTAAATACAGGTACATCAGTATTTACTGTAACTTCTGATATCGATGGAAACAATGCTTCATCTACTAATGTATTTACTTTAGCTAACCACGGTGTTAGATTAAACGATATCGTTTTAGTAGCTGTAGCTGGTAGAGTTTTAAGAGCTCACGTAACTAAAGTTGATGGTACAGCTATTACAGCTCAACCATACAGCGCTGAAAACTTTGATGATGATGCTTCAATAGCAACAGGTTCTTCAACAGCTGCAACTCTATTAGTTGTAGGTTCTGAGTTTACAAAAGGTACTAACGGTCAAGGTTCTTATGGATCAGGTACTGGTTCTGCTAGAACTGTAAAGCCAACTCACGTATCATTTACTAACAAACCAATTATAATGAAAGATGTTTATGAGATCTCAGGATCTGATGCTTCTCAAGTTGGTTGGGTAGAAATTACAGGTGAAGCTGGTCAATCAGGTTACTTATGGTACTTAAAAGCAGAAGGTGAAACAAGATCTCGTTTTACTGACTACTTAGAAATGACAATGATGGAAGCTGAGAAAACAAACTCAAACTCTCACGTTGTTGATGCTGGTGGTACTAACGATACTGATTATGCTGCTTTAGGTGCAATATCTGGTACTGAAGGTTTATTTGCTGCTATCGAAGATAGAGGTAATGTAACTACTGGTGTAAGTGGTGTTAACGCTGCTACTGACTTAGCTGAGTTTGATGCTATATTAGCTGAGTTTGACTCTCAAGGTGCTATTGAAGAAAACATGCTATTTGTTAATAGAGCTACAAGTTTAGCTATTGACGATATGTTAGCTTCAATGAACTCTTACGGAGCTGGTGGTACATCTTACGGTGTGTTTAACAACTCTGAAGATATGGCGCTTAATTTAGGTTTCTCAGGTTTCCGAAGAGGTTCTTATGACTTCTACAAGTCTGACTTTAGATACTTAAATGACAAAGCTACAAGAGGTGGTATTAACGAAAGAGGTACTACAGATGCTATCAGAGGTGTTATTATACCTGCTGGTGTATCTACAGTTTATGACCAAACTTTAGGTTCTAACTTAAAAAGACCATTTTTACATGTTAGATTTAGAGCTTCACAAACTGATGACAGACGTATGAAAACTTGGACTACTGGTTCAGTTGGTGCGGCTACTTCTGAGTTAGATGCAATGCAAATACACTATTTATCTGAAAGATGTTTAGTTGTACAAGGTGCAAACAACTTTATGTTAATGAAGTAAACTATTTTTAAAAGGAGAGGGCGGCATGCATGTAAACGCTCTCTGCCCTCTCTTTTTATTTTATTAATTTTATTATATATTATATTATGGCAAAAAAACAAAAAACAGAAAAGGTAGAGGTACCTGTTGTTGAAACACCAACTGTTGAAACACTAAAACCTAAAAAGGTTGAAACTAAAAAATCAACTTGGGAAATAAAAGATAGAATTTACTATTTGTTAAGAGATAGAAAACCACTTAGTTATTCTATAAAATCTTCAAACATACATTGGTTTGACGAAGAAAAAGGTTACGAAAGAGAATTAAAATACACTTCTAATCAAAGAACACCATTTGTTGATGAAATGAAAGGCGATCAAAGATTAGAACATATAGTATTTAGAAACGGTTATCTTATGGTGCCAAGAGAAAAAACAGTTTTACAAAAGCTATTATCACTTTATCACCCTCATAGAAACGTTTTGTTTTATGAGTATCAAGCTGAAGAGGTAGCTAAAACTGAAGTAGAAATATTAGAATCTGAAATAGAAGCTTTAATAGCTGCTAAAAATATGGATATAGATATGGCAGAAGCTATAATGAGAGCTGAAATTGGTTCTGAAGTATCTAGCATGAGTTCTAAGGAGC